TGTTGCAGTTCTAGATAAACCACCAATCATATGAATTAAACCAAAGCCATAAAAACCTGTACCTGGTAAAAATTTAAACTGAACAAAGTAATCTTTTTTCTTTTTTAAAGGATCATTAGGTTCATAGTTTCTTCTAATAGATAAAACTTTTTGAGAAGACTCATCAATTGTAATAATGTAAGGTAATTTAATTCCTGTTGGTTCATTATTCTCGTCAACATCAGGATAGTCTTCTAAATCTAAATCAGTATGTATCTCTAATAGAGTATACATGTTATCGTTTTGTTGATCGTTTCTTGTAACGCCTTCTAATTCTAATTGTTTAGTTTTAATTTCACTTTCGTTAATTGGAGGTTGTCCTAATTCTACATCTCTATAAAAACCACCCACTTGTTGTTTTCTTAAGTCGTTTTCAGAAATTCTAATTACATGTATTACTGAATCTGCATCATCTAAACTAGATGCAGTGTAAGGAACAATTAAATCTTCTGCCTGTACAAATTTGGATACGGCTCTACCTAAAAGATCGTCATAATAAACTTTCTTAAAAGTAGAACCGGTTAGGGGTAGATAGAAAAGCATTTGATCAAACTCTGGTTCATATTCTTTCATCTGATCCATAAGTTGATAGTTCATAAAATCTTTTACTCTGTTTGCTTGGTCTTGTTTTTCGTTTGTAACATCACCTAAAATTTGTGCACGCACAGGACCATCTGCAGGTAGTAATTCTTTGTAAGCTTGTGCTTGAAATTGTGTAACCGCTTCCGCAAGTACAGGGTGAGTAACACCTGATGCACCTTTGAAGGGTTCTGTTCTTCTCTCGTATTTGAAACCTAATAAATTTAAACCTTCTCTATAACTATCTGCCCAATCAGCTCTTGATTCTTTGTATTCATTGTAGTTGTCGTAAAGTGAAACTCCAATCTCGTCTAATGACTCATCGCCCATAAGTTCAGCAAGGTTATCAAAATGTCCTTGTGATTCTAAAGCTTGTGCTTTTGGATCAAAAGAAATTTCAGCACCACCTTCGTCATCCATAGTGATTTCTGTTTCTGCTTTTGTAATTACTTCTTCTGTGCCCGGAACGCCTACTTCGACTTCTTTTGTTTTATCTTCGATGTCTACGTTGGGTAATGATTTATCTACGCTATCTACCATATCTCTTTCCTGTTAGTTATTTTACACCTTTGGCGGCAACTATACCCCCATTAAAATAAGAATTCAAGCTCTTTGGAGCTTCTATTTTTATTATACCACCACTTGCCGCTGAAACACTCATTTGCTCTTGTTGTGCTGCATTATATTCTTCTCTTTTTTCAGGGGTCATTTGATTTATTCTTTTAATCTCATTTTTAACAAACTTACCATATTGATAAACACCTTCTGCTCCTAAGGAAAGTATGCCAAGAGGTGAGGCTACTCGTGCTGCTTTTAAAGCTATATTAGTTGGAAGAAGCAAATTTAAAATCTGCTGCGCTGTTTTTTGTGTAACTCTATTCTTCATTCCTTTAGTTGCACCAATACTCGATCTCACAAGTTCAGGAGCAAAAGCTGCCTCTGCTGCTAAAGCTATTCTGTTTTCAGCTTTACTTAAATCTAAATCTGGAGTGAATAACGCTGCAATGCCGGTTGGTGTAAAAGCTAGTTGTGCAGATTTCCCAAGACCTTTTAAAACTGCCCCACCAACTCCAAACTTACCTCTTGTAAAACCTTTGATTACATCTTGACCTAACTCTAAAGGCCTAGATATCTTTTTAGGAAGAAAACCTAAATCTAAATCTAATATTCTTCTTGTTAAACTTTTTGCTTTAGCATCTCTTTCAGCTACAGATATTCTTTCTTTTTCTGTAACTGGTCTTGATCCCATAGTAATTTTTCCTTCTGGAGTTTTTTCTAAAATAGGTACTTGTGTCATTGATTTTTCTAACATTGCCGGACCTCTTGGATCCGCTTTTTCTTTAAAAATACTTTTAGGTATAGACTCCGTTAAAATTTGTCCTCCTCTAGTTCCTGTTCCCCCAGCTTCTTGAATTGCTTCATCAATTAATTTTGTTTTAGTTCCAGCTATTTTTTTTGCACGACCAAGGTAGTTAGGATCTTGTCCTCTTTGAAATTCAGTATTTATATATGTATTTAAACTATTTATAGGGTTACCTGTAAATTTATATCCTAAAAATTTTTCAGCTTTACCAATATCTTGAATTGTAGAATAATCGCCTTTTCTAGCTAATTGTCCTGCGGCCTGATTAAGTGTTCTAGGTATGACTCTAACATTTTTAAAAGGATCCGATTCAATTCCACCAAAGTGATCTATTTCAAACGGGTTTCTGCTAAAAATATTTTTAGCCATTTCTTCTTTTCTTCCAGAGGCAATATAATCGGCCTCTTGTAAAAGTTTTATAAGGGGTGTTTTCTTTCCTGTAATTGGGTGAGGTCTTTCAAGAGTTTCATATTTTCGTAATTTATCAAACGCGTTGTATATTTCTTTAAACTCTTTTCTTTTTGGTCCTTCAGTTACAAGATCTATTACTTTAGTTTTTTGTAATCCTAATTTTTTTAACGCTCTTTGGTCTACAGCACTTGGATTACTACTAAAAACTTTGTTGTCATATATAAAACTATTTTCGTCAACAAATCTAACTTTATCTCCTCCAACAGCTGTTACATACCTATTAGCAAAATCAAATATTTTTTTAAGTGGACCCGATCTAGTTCCAGGTGAAAATTTTCCTCCTGTTCTTCCTGCTTCAAATAATGTTTCAGCTTCATTAGCCAACACGTCTCTTCCTTTGTATTTAGTTAAAAAACCAAAATTATTTAATAATATTCTTTGTGCTTCTCTTTCAGGAAATTTTTTTCTCATAGAAATGTTAAATACTTCTGGGGTATTATAACCAAAAGGTTTATTGAGATATTTTGTCAGACCACCTTCATTAGCAATTTCGTCTAAAGAAATTTTACCTGCGTCAATATCATTAAACACTTGAGTTATTCTTTTCTCTTGTTTTTGAATGTTAGTTAATAAATTTTTAAAAGACCCTGATGGTGCTGTCGAAGTTGTACCTTTTTGTGCTGTTCTAGTTTTTTCACGATAACCAGCTTGTACTGCTAAATCAAATCCAGGTCTTGATTGACCGGGTGTAGCGTTTTCAATTTTAATTAAATTATCTAATAATAATTTTCTAGCTACAGATTTTTTTCTTGCTGTACCTGTATGATACTGTGTGCTTTTTAATAATTTATTTGCATCTTCAATATTGTTTACAGAATCTATTTCTTGAATTACAAAAGTTTTAAAATCAGGAAAATCTTTTAAAGTTCCCCCTTTGGGATTATTTATTTGAATGTCTTGTAACTTTTCGTATTTTTCTATTACAGGTTCTATTAGTTTTATACCTCTAACTACTTCTGGCTTTAAACCAGAGATATTGCCTGTGTCTGCATATTTACTTTTAAATTGTTTTTTTATTCCTCCAGACAAAGCGGTTTTTGTTTTTGGTGGTTGAGAATAGCTTCCTGGTCCATCAACCAAGCCACGTTTAGGTGTTGTAACAATTCCACCAGCTTTATAACCCGGTTTTATTTTTTCAAGGATAGATATAAATTCTGACATTATGAATAATCACTAAATGTTGATGGGTTATTGACTGATGAACCAAATGTTCCTTGAGTTGTTTCACCAGGTCCACCACTCATAGACTCTGCATCTCTTATCTGTCTTAATGCATTTAATCTATCAAACTCACGTTGTGCTGCATCTTTTTCTTCTTGTATTCTTTTATTTCTTTGATCTTTCATAAAGTCATCAAATCTATTTTTAGCAGCAACACCTTTATCTTTTAAAAATTTAAACGTTTGTGCAGTTGGAGACATTGCTAACAATGTTTGAAGAATGCCTTTTTCTTCTTCAGCTTCTTCAATTACGCCTCTTTGTAAATTTAATTGAGCCATAGACTCTCTAAAAGTTAAAGGTTCTTTAGGTGCTCTTGGTTGTATAGTTGTTATACCTGATCCACCATCACCTTCTTGTCCTGGTATAATAATTGGTTTTATAACAGGAGGAACAACAGGAGCTGCTGCTACTCTTGTAGGTTGTACCATATTTTGTAAAACAGAATTAACGGTTTGAGGTTGAGCTGTTCCCGTACCAAACAAATCTAAATATTCTTGTTGAGTATATTGATCTTGCAAAGTTGGATTAGCTTGATAAGTGCCTATTAGGTTTTGTGTCATACCACCTACAGCATAACCCATTATTCCACCTTTAGCTTTTTTAGTTGGATCATCTTTGTTTCTTTTGTTAAAATTTCTAATAGCTTCTCTGTTTTGTCTTGTTAATCTTTTATATAATTCTCTTGTAGATTCTTGTTGTACAAGTTTAGGATCTACAGATGGTTTTACTTTTGTAGTTTTAGGAGCTTGTCCAAGTTTAACATCTTTACCTTGTTTCGTTAGCATATTCATAATGCCTTCAGGTGACATCTTTGATGTCTTACCTTTTACAGTTACAGGTATAATGCCTTCTGGTTTTGTAGGTCTTGGTTTGAAAGGATCTGTAATTCTATCTTTTGGAAATTGAATAACTTTTTTAGAATCAATAACTTTCTGTCTTGCTTTTTGTTGTAGTTTTAAAAGATCAAGTCCTTTAGGCATAACTCCTCGAGCTGCCTTATACGCTTTGATCATTAAATTTAAAACTTGTAAATAACCCATTAATAATATTCCCGTTGTATCCGAGGTCTAGATTCGTCCTTTTCATCTTCAGGGTGTGTAATAAATCCGCCCTGTCTAAATCTCATAACTGCTTGTGTTGTACTGTCGACCAAATCGTCGTTATCTCCATACGGAAATGCAGCACACTCTTCTACCACTTCTTCAGCAAATTTTGTATCAGGCGCCCAAATCATCCCTGCTTCAAAAATCGGGGATACGGCGTTTACTCTAGCATGTTTGTCGTTTCCTTTACTAGGTGTGTAATTTATAACAGGAATACCCATCTTACGCAATTCATAAGTTAAGGGTAATCCACTTGCTTTACTTTCCACGATCACCGTTTCGGGATTCCAATATTTATACTGTTCGAGAGCTGCTTTACGCAGTTCGGGGAACTCTAATCGTTCTTTTAGAGCATCTAATAAAATTAAGTGAGGTTGACTATCGGGATCTGGAGTGAATACACCCCATGTTGTAATAGCAGAAAAGTCAGCAGTTTCTTTTTTTAAAAAGGCCGTATCATAAGATTGTATGACGTGTTGTAATGGCGGGATATAATCTTTATCCCAAACTTTCCACCACTCACGTTTGATCAGCGATCCTTCTTCCGCTGTTGGATTTTGCATCCATTGTGCATTCCATTTAGGAACAGATAGTGATGCTTTTACAGATTCTAATTCTTCTAGTTTCCAGTAACCAGGCCAAACAGGATTACCTGATGGAAGTATTGCAGGAAACTCAATAACTTCCCATTGATCTGATTTTAATTCTTTTTGTGATTTTAATAATGCACCAGTTAAATCTTTCATAGACCATCTTGTCATTACAACTACAATCGCTCCACCAGGTTGTAGAC